GTCGGAAAGCCCCAGGCGGGAAAATACCCGCCATCCCCTCAGAATAGCGAGGGGACCCAACGGTGTTTAAGTGTAACGGCACCGTGCCGTGCAGAGCGCTCAAGATGGTGCACATCGATTGACGGATAAGTGTCACTCAAGAACTTATCTATCTCAACGTACGTCCACCCTTGTCGAGCATCTGCTTGATCAGGCCGCTCGTTTGGAACGACCGAACTAGCGAGACACTTAGACAGCGCGCCGTAGTCTGACAATCTATCCTTTTGATAGACCGGACTCGGGATCCAAGCCTTAACTTCCAGGCGTTGGAGTCTCCTGTTCCACCTTTCGGCGGAGCAGTACCCTAAGTACGACTTACGGCCAACTGCTGGACTGTTCCAGGCTACATAGGGAATATTCCCAAGTAGACGCTCAAGTTGGTTAAACATGAACGTGGCGGTACGCCAGTAACCCTTCATGTAGAAGGAATTTGCTGTCGCGGCCCATGAAATTAGTCGTTCAGCATGCTGCTTGTTCTCAGGACGCAATTGTCTCAGATACGTAGGTGTTACCTCGTATCCGGCATACGCGTCTGTACCGCATGACTCTCTAAACCTTCCGGTATAGAAAGTTTTGGTACTATTCACCTTGCAATTGTACTTTTGCAGGTGCTCGAGAACAACGACCGCATACGCGCTGGGGACAATAATGTCGTCCCCATACACGTAAAGCTCACGCGTAACGCGATATGCGTTACGTGGGCTTACAGGAAGGTTCTGTGCCCGAAGGAGAGCGATTACACATATCGTGTAAAAGTACATCGCTTCTATCGGAAAACAGAGAGCCGACCCCATTGACGCAAACTTCCTTAATGGCGCGATAATTCGGCCATCGGGAAGCTGTGCGCTGCTCGACCTACATGCCTTGATCGCATCCTGAAGATCAGGGTTTGACCTAAACATCTCCATTGCCAGCTCCAGAGGAACTCTGTCACTAGCATCAGAAAGATCAATCGTTGCTAATTGACCTGTTTTGGAAGAGCTAACCGCGAGCTTCTGATTGACTGACTGATCACGAAAATTAACGTGACCAGCTGTCAACCAATAGGACTCGATCTTACCATAGAGTAAGTCGCGAATCCCTTGTTGTACGAATTGTTGACAACAAGGCTCTATTGCGATTATTCGGGGAGCTTTGAGCGTTTTCGGGACCGGGACAACCCTGACGGGTTGCTCACGATCCTGTGGTATGATAGTACACATTTCGAGCACATCCGCTTCGGCTGGTAATCCTTCAGGATAACCATGACCGACCAGATGGAAATAAGGCTCGAGCCTATCGTGCCACCGACTCCAGTTGTATTTCTGATTTCCAGAAATATGTTCTGCAGTCGCTCCCGGGCCATGCTTAGGTTGACATTCTGCGAGCTCAAGAGGAGCAACCAGATTGTGCCAGAGCATATCACAAACAGCCAGAAATTCGGCTTGTTCATGATTTGGGATTGAGAACCTCTCAAAGGATTGCTCAATTTCAACAAAGCTTTCAAGCGCGGCTTCCACCCTTTGTGGGGTGCAGTCGATCTCCAGTTTTGCGAATGTACGGCAAACCTGCCGTATAGACTCAACAACAGTAGAAATATCGCTTGAAACCATTCCAGATGCTGGGTCTGAAACGCCAGCAACAAGAGGGTGTTCTTCATCGAATATCCTTCCTGTCTCACAGTCGAAGATTTGACCGACCATACCTTGCAAAAACGCAGGGATTGGTCCATTCTTCTTGAAATTTCTGAAGAGTGTTGGGTCAATATACCCGATCGCAAGGCATCTTTCGAAGTCCTTGCAATATTGGGGAAGGGTTATCGTCAAAAACGATAGGCCTTCATCCTCGACCCGTGATCTCATTGTTTCGAGATCACGTAAATCAGAGACGTTAGCGGTACACTTGATGGTAGCGTCTGTATAGACAGCTTCCATCAACTCTAGATAGCTACTTACGTTGCTTTTCAAGCTAACCTCCTTAAATGGAAGCAGAGCTTCAAGCCACGTCGGTCTACCTATGTCATGCGTAAGGGACTATGGATACCACGGTTAAGTGGGAACATACAGAGGGTGTTTCACCCCCATCGTCGGAATTTCGTCCAACGAGAAGTCGCCTCCAATAGCATGACCAACCTGTAAACCACCCGTTGTGGTGGAGAAGTTAAAAGGAGATTTACATCTCCTATGTCAGCCAAGAGTCTTACGACTCGAGGCCAAACAGCTTCCCCACTGCGGTGCTGTCCAACCAGGTTTCTAGCCCGGTAACGAGATATCCCACTTCAGTCGCCGAAAAGCCCACATTTGGGCGGTCGACGACGAAGTAAAAGGACAACGTCTCGTAGTCGTTCGCCGCGGTAAGCGGGTCGGCTACGATAGCTCGCTGATCAACCCTAACCATTGACCGAAAACGGTCGTTGGCAACGGCCTGATGGGAAATTGTCATTTTGAAATTTCCGTCAGCGCTGAGATAGACAGACTTTTTACCATCTGTCTCTACTCTCGGCATTGATTTCGCGACTGCGTTGACAGTTACTGATTGTGGATCGGTAAACATATGGTTTTCCTCCTAATGGAGTACTAGCCATATTGTCTATGTGGTTAGCCTCCAAAGTTTTGGAGCGTTAATCCCATTGCGGTCCATGCATTGCTCATGTGCACAGACGTGATCAAAGCAATAGGTAGATATGATCTCAGGACTCGAATCTGTGAAAGGTGAATGACGGCTAGTCATCCTTTCCTAGACAGACCGAGTGCCCCTAAGATCGCTAATTGTCGTGAGGTCAAATCGCCCCACGACAGGCTGAAACCATACGGCGTATTCGCATTCACTCGCTGTTTGATGTCGATTACTCGACTACATTCATAACGAGCTGGGCCTGATTTCCAAGGGACAAATTGTTTAAATTTGACCAAGGATTTCGTATGCGCCATGAGATACAAATACTTGGCAGCCAACCCATCTGATCCCCAATCTGTGATCATATCAACATGATCACCCGCATTGGAGAACCAATCGATGAGCCAGGTCCACGGTGTGGTATTGTATACAAAACTAGGGTTGATCCGAGCGCCGTGAATCGTCAGGTGACGTTTCATAACGTTCAACGCATCCCAATAGGACGCGTCTCCCAGATCAAACTCAGGACGATAGTACCTGAAGCTTCCAGAAGTCGTGACTACAACATCTTGTTGAACCCACAACTCCCTAAAGGCTTCTCCAGAACCAATCAAACCCCCAATGGTGTCGCCGGCAGGTTCCATGAACCAGCCGCCGTCCTTGCGGGCGAGAAAGGAACTACTATCTGTTACAAGGGTTCGTCTCCGTCGTATCCATCTATTATTCTCAGAGCTCATCTTGCTGATGATATCTCGAGAATTGGACGCAATAGTGATCATCTTTTCGACGTCACTTACGAACGGGACCCATCCAAACTGATGGTTGAGAAAGTGGTCTCCTACCTTTTTGGGTAGCATTCGCACTGATTGCTTCTTCGAGCCAGCTAAGAGTTTCCAACCTTCGTTGAAGACTCCTGCTGATTTCGATAACATCCTAGGGATGTCTCGAGCCTCTCGGATAGCAAGGGCCAAACCGGCCTTCTCAAGGTGAGGCTTGGTTTTAGACCAAGCGTCAGAACCCCAAGTGTCTGCAGCATTAGGAACCAATCCCCTCATTTGAGCGGCAACTTGACTTTGGTTAGTCATAGTGAAGCCGTCCGCGTAAGGTGGAAAGATGGGGTTACAAAATCCCCCAGTGTAAGTATAGGGACCTCTACCAACTCCCCAAATGGAGAGTTCTCGAGTCCCAGAATGAAACTTACCCTGCCCAATGGTCCCCGAAGGGAGGCCCGACTCTATCTTTATAGAGGTAAACGGCCCACCTTCCAGATAAGGAGGTCCTGCGTGGAGTTGATCCTCGCAAGTCTCAATTCTGGCAAAGTAGGGTGACCCCAATTCATATACGCCATATGTTCCAAGGTCGATGTCTACAAAGACACCGGGATCTTGACCTATGGTGTTATGGAGCGTTAATCGCCCCGTTGGGATCTGTGTCCGACCATGCCAAGCATGGTTGGTTGTCCGCGTACGCGTGCGTAGGCCTGTAGACATAAATATCACACCTCCGTAGTGTAAAAACTCGGTTGTAATTAAACAACCTTGCACTGCTATGGTTTCCAGGGCAAAGGAGCCCTGATTCAGAGAAATGTATCGCTACATCTCTAGACGCCCCCG